TCCCACCTGCTAGACCAGCTTAATAGCTGAGCGTCGTTAATCTGGTAGCCCGTGCCAGCGTCTAGTATTACGCTATGGTTCGCGTTAGTCTTAACAAAGCCGAAGCGCAAGCCAGGGGTAACGCTTGGCGGAGCTGGTAAGTTTATTGTGATAGACGCGGCTGAGGTGTCGCAAACAAAAATCTCGTATTCAGTCGGGAAGGTAGTAATGTCGCTCGTAACGTTCAAGCTTTTGCCTAATTGACGCATTTGCCAGCTAAAGTTAGTGTTAGCCGCGTCGTAGGCTAGCGCTAGCGTATAAGTATTGTCTACACCAGGGTCCGAGGTAGGCGCTCCGTCGCTAACTTCTATAAAATCGTTTATAAGCTGATCAGGCAAAGCGCCTGTAACTTGCTCAACTTGCCCCAAGCGCTCGCGAATTACGCTAACCTGGTTTTCTAAATAAAGCCTCTCGCCTGGGGTGTTGTTGTCATTCTCACCCGTTTCTATTACGTCGGTATAGTCTACGGCTAGCTTTATCCATTCACCTTCCCAAGTTTCAAGCTGGGCCGAATAGTTACAGCCGTTCAGCAGCCAAGCCCCGCCGTCAAAGTACAAAGATTTGACAGCAGTAAGCCCGCCGTTATCGTGCCAGGTTCCGCGCACAGCATCGCGAAACTCCGAATAAATACCTATAACCTGGTCATTAATAGCCTGCTGAAAGCTTTCGGCGTAACCCACCTCCCAGCCTACGGCCCAGCTAGTCGGAGCCACAGCAGAAGCAAAAGAGGAACCTACGTAAATAGTCCCAGCTTCGTAAGAGGTCAGGCCATCATAAAATAACTGCTGCGTTTGCTTTACTTGAGAGTTGCCCGTTAGGTTGTTAGAAGCTATTACCGTTTTGTCCTGCTTAAATTCGTCGGCAGTTCCTGGCGTGTAGGTATTGTAAGCATAAGAGCTAGCAATAGCCCCGATAAACGCAAGGCTATTAACTTGCGTAGCTTGCCAAGTTCCGCCCGTTTGGTTTTGATAGTACCAAGGGATTAGCTCATCTACATAAACGTCAACCTTAAACTGAGTTATATTAGCCGCTGGGCCTGTTGCAATAGGGCCAACAAAGTCGAGCGTCAAAGTCGTTGGTATTCCAAAATATGGCTGGCCCGTTGTCTTGTATTGTGCCTTAAAGTAACTCGGCGCACTTGCTTGGCTGTTCCAAGTGGTGCCGCTGTAATAATAGTAGAAAGTTGTAGGGCTGCCGTCTACGCCGTAAACTCGGTAGCGCACGCGGTGAAAGCCTTTAGGGTTACTCAAGGGTACGCTTTCTAGGTTTATCTGAACTCTAAAATTATGATCTTGCGGCGGCCTGTCAAAGGTCAAAGTCAAAACAGAAGAGCCGAAGGTATCCTTTTTAATGTAAGCCCCGTTGGCTTTTGTTATGTTAGTTTCTGACTGCCTAAAGGGTAGTTGGTAATAAAGCTGCGGCTTTGCGGCCCATTGTGGGCGAGCGGGTAAAGTGCCTAAGCTAACGGCGTGCGATATTGTGCTGGTCCCGTTATAGTTGCCGCTCTTATCGTATTTATGAAAGGTCAGCGTAGAGCTTAAATAGGTCGGTGTCTGAGTTATGTAATAGGCTCCGCTATCGTGGTGAATTCTAGCCCCGAAGCCGTTTAGGATTGTCTCGATTGCCTGCTTTGCGTTTACATAACTTAACTCAATGCCTCCGAATACGTCTAAATTGTCTACAAAGGCCAATCGGTGAAACCAAAAGGTATTTAGCTTTTCGCTGCTTACGCTCTGAGTAGCGCTCTCATATTGCTCTAAACCGTCAAAAATATAATCATCAGTCGCCCCGAAATAATTGTCTAGCCCGCTAAGTTCTAGGCACTTCCTAAGCAAGTAAATCCCGTTTGCGTGGTCATCAGTAAACCAAGTGCCGTCTACAAAAAAGCCGTCAATGAGATTTAAAGCGTCTACTGCGGCAACCTGTATAACTATTTTGCCGTCTGGATCTGCTCGCTCAAACCTTATTTGATCACAAAGCACCTGCCCAACATAATACAAAGACGCGCCCCTGTAAACTTTTATAGCCCATACGTTTTCTGGGCTTGTTGCAATGCCCTGAAAAGCCGTAAGCTGCGCGTCCGTTGTAATAACAAAAGGAACAGTAACGCGGCTAGCTCTTATCGGGTTATCAAAAAAGGTGTCACTTTCGCCCTGCCTTTCGATACTAAATCCAGGAGAAGCCAAAGCAAGCTCTACGGGTGTGCTTGTACCGCTTGGGCCGTCCCATAGTTCGCAAGTATATTCTGTGCCTGCTATGCTGTAAAAAGTGCCGTAGAATTGTTTAGCCATGTTTCAAAGTTAGCCCCTGGCTTTATCTTTTTCGTATCTATTAACAGCTAGCCACAAGTCGCGGCCGTCAAATCTAGTAGAAGCTACAAGCTCGCCGCTGCCTCCCCCTGTGTTAATCATAGACTGCAATTTATCAAGCGGGGCAATTACTTCGGGGTTGCTTCTAGCGCCTGGATATTCGCCCATTAGGCCCAAAGTCGGGCCGCTAACTATACCGCCGTCCGCGAAGGCTGGGACTCCAGACTGCACCACGTTACGCAATATCTGAGCAGTAGCAACAAGGCCAGCACCAGCCACCAAGGCTACGGCTGGGTTCATTGAATCAATTGCTATTTGAAAAGCCTGCAAACCTACGCCGAACTGGATTAAGGCCTTACCAAAGGTCTCTAAAAAGCCAGCAATAGCGCCGATAAAACCGCTAGTAAATACTTTTAATGCGTCCTTTTGACCCGTTACAAGGTCGCCAACAAGCACGCCAAAAGCGAAGACTGCATCTTCTGCCATTTTACTAACTGCTTGGCTAATTTGAGCCATAGCCACAGCCCAGCTGTCTGCTAATTCTTGAGCTTTGCGCTGCTGGGCCTCTATGTCCATTTTTAGACCCCTTGTAGCGTTTCTAAATTTAGTCGCAAATTCTACAACGGCATCGCCTGCGTTGTTAGCGCTTTCAGCAATAGCGTCAAAAGGCCCCTCGCCTGGTGCGCCTATTAGGCCAGTAACTGGAGCAGCTGCGACCCCTGGCGCCATTTCTGCTTCTGTTAAAGCTCTAGGTCTGCGGCGGGCGCTAAGGTTTTCAAGGCGCTTAAGGTTTTCGTCTTGGAGAAACTTAGTTAAATTCTCCTGCATTGTTACCTCAAGCTTGCGCTTTTCTTCTAGCCACTTTTGGTAATCTTTTAGCTCTTTTTCTCTTAGCTTTTTGCCCTCTTCATAGACCTGCTCTTTATAACTCATTTCTGAGTCGGCAGCTTCGCCAGCTAATTGGGCGCTTAAATCGTAAAGCTCCTGGACGCTTTTGCCCTCTGCTTTGCGCTGTTTAATTAGCTTTTCAACCAGCGCCAGCTTCTCCTCTGTATTACTTTGGAATTGAGCTTGCAGTTGATCCTCGCTAGCACCCTCGAGTTTAAGCTGGTGCATTACGCGCTTGTGCTTAAGGTCTAAGGCTTTTAGCTCATCGTCCTCAATCGCTTTTGCGAAGTCGCTTACTTTGTCGGTTGCCTTTTCGGCTTCATCTCCTAAGCTAGCAAACTTCTCAACAAGGAAGCCCAGGGCAAAAATAGCCGCACCTATTCCCGTAGCGAGTAGGGCGACCCTAAAGGCCTTCATTGCCCCCGTAGAAGTTCCAACAGCAACAGCGTAAACCTTCTGGGCAGCAGCTGCGGCAGTTGTATAAATCTCGTTCTGTCTTTGCGCTAGGTTATAAACAGCAACAGCAGCAGAGGCCAAGGCCATCGTAACCTGTACGCCGCGCATTACTTTACCTACTTTCTCATTATTGCCAGACAGCAAAAGCGTAGCCATAGAGGCCGCGTTAATTGCTCGGCTCATTGCCTCCATTGCCTGCGTGTTCTGCTCGGCTCTGCGGCTACCCTCTTCTAGGCTAAAATTAGTCTCAGCCCTAGCGTCGCTCAAATTGCGAACGGCGCTCTCTTGGTCTTTAATCTCAACCTTTAGCGAGGCAATAGCGTTTTTAAGCGCTTTCTGGCGCATTAGGTCGCCCTTGCTAGTTTGAGCTAACTTATTTTCTAGCGCAATTAAATCCTGCTTAAAGCTAGTTAAAATACTGCGCTGCTCGTTAATTGTCTGCGTAAGCTCGCGGCGCTTTACTCTTAGATTCTCACCGCCTAACGCCTGCTCTAGTGCTTTTTTAGAACCAGCAGCGGCCTCCTCCATTTTCTTTGTGGAGCCTTTAACGACGTTAACCGCGTCGGCCATCCCCTTTTTGAGCTTCTCAAAGGAGGCGCTAATTATTACGTTTAAGTCTAAGTTACTAGCCATTACAGTACAATTTTAAAGCCGTCCTCTTGAAGCAAAAAGCCGCCATCTTCAAGCAGCAAGTAATTTACTGGAGGCAAACCGTAGGCATAAGAGTAGCTCAAAATGTAGTCTTGAGAAACTTGAACCACCCCGTCAAAGTCTGCCGCGTCATCTACGAACTCTTGTTCATTATCGAACTCAATATAGAAAACGTTAACGCCGTTGTATTCGCCAGGGGTTACAACGTTTAGCGCGTCTCTAACTGCGTCGGCTAGTTCGCTAGCATCTTCGTAAGTAAGAGCAAGGCAGTCAATCTGTACCCGCGTAAAATCTAGGCGACTGTTTGAATCTTTGGTTGGCGTGGCGTTAATGCTCACCTCGCTATAAACTACGGCAGGAAAAGCCGAGCCTTGAGGCAAGCGCAGCGGGTTAATTCGGTTAGAAACTAACGCGCTAACGCCCGCGTCATTGGCGAGTATGTTATAAATTACTTTAGCGGCTCTCATTTAGGCGGGGTTAGCTTATCAAAAATAGCCTTATTCGCCTGTATTACCTCCTTAACACTTGCCGCAATTTTCTGCTCCCAAGGGAATCGCATTAAATCGGTAGGCTTGAGGCGCTTTTTAGAGTAGGGCATTACCATAAAAACAGCGAGCCACCTAGTGCGCTCCCATTCATTACGGTAAGCCTGTTGCTGTGCTGCTCTAAGCCCCTTAAGGCGCAGCATGAAGTAACGCGGCGTTATTTCGTTAAATGCCTCTTCGGTTAGCAGCATCTCGCCGTAACCTATGGCCTTTAGTTGCTCGAAGTCTAGCGGCCGCCGCTCGCCGCTTGTTAGTTTCCCTCGGTCTGCGCCTCTTCTGGAGCAACGGCAAAGAAAGTGCTAACAGCCTC